TATAGATTATTGGAAAAAATCAAAGAAGAATTTAAAAATACAAGGTTTGGAGAATTTAAACTAAATATTCAAGTTGGAAAAGACTTGGGAACAATGAGCGACAAATGGAAATAATAGGTATAGGCAACGCAGGAAAAAATATCTGCTCTATGTTTGAGGACAAAGGCTATAAAGCCTATACCATTGATTCATCGGCAGGATCCTCAATAGTTTTTCCAAAAGTTAAAACAATGGAAGAAGCGGAGGCTGTGGAGTTGGATCTTTCAAAGATTAAAAACTCCATCGTCTCAGAAGAAATACTGTTTGTTTTATCAGGCGCTGGTATTATAAGTGGGGCTTGTCTTAAAATATTAGAGGAATTCAAAGATAAACAAATTAATATAATTTATATTGAACCTGATAGTTCTTTCTTGACTAACCAAAATAAGATAAGAGAAAAAGTGGTTAGAAATGTTTTACAAGAATTTACAAGATCAGGTCTGTTTAACAAAATATGGATTGTATCAAACAAAAACATATCTAACTTATCAACAGATATATCGATTGGCAACTACTTTGAAAAAATCAACGAAAAGATAGTTGACATCTGGCATCTGATGCAGTATTATACTGGGACAAACCCAATAATGGGAAATATAGAAGAGCCAAAAGAAATAAACCGTATAGCAACATTCGGAATCTATGATCTTGATAACGACATAGAAAAAAAATTTTACGATATGAGTGAAATAAGAGAAAAACACTTTTATTTTACTTTTAGTGAAGACACGCTGGCGGAAACAGGGCGTGTTTTACAAATAGTATCCAATAAGTTAAATAAAGTAAGAGAAAATGAATTTCAAGAAATTTCCCACGCTTTCTTTAATTCAGGATATACTGTTGACAAAGTATATGTCTTGTACTATACTAATCACATTCAAGGCGAGACAAATAGATTATTTGTTTCATAACATAGGAGTAACTAAAAATGGCTATTGATTTGAGTAAAATGCGTGCAAAACTTCAAGCTGCCGAAGGCAAGCAAAAGTCCTCTGGTAAGGATTTGTTCTGGAAGCCAACCGATGGAGAATCGGTAATTCGGATTGTACCGGATCGTGATGGCGACCCCTTCCGAGAGTTTTGGTTCCATTATGGAGTCGGAGATGCTGCTGGGTTCCTTTCACCAAAAAAGAACTTTGGCGAGGAAGATGTGCTTGATGCTTATGTGCGTAAATTGTTCAATGATGGTTCAGAAGAAAGCCGTGAAGAAGCCAAGAAGCTCATGGCAAAGCAGCGTTTCTTTTCACCAGTAATTGTTCGTGGTGAGGAAGAGAAAGGCGTTCGTCTTTGGGGATATTCAAAGACAGTGTATCAAAAGCTTCTTCAACTTGTGTTAAATCCAGAATACGGTGATATCACAGATTCAGAAGAAGGAACAGATCTTACCATTAATTACGGCAAGAAGGCTGGTCAGATGTTTCCAACAACAGAAATTTTCCCAAGCCGGCGTTCATCACCACTACATACAGACCGCAATATCGCAAAAGAATTTATGGATACCGATATTGATTATGGGTCTGTCTTTTCTCGTAAGACACCGGATGAAGTAAAGGTTTTATTGGAGAATCATTTGTCTGGTGAAACCGACGATTCAGATGATGGTACTGGTTCGACGCATTATGCTGCTGATGAAGATGCAGCAGACCAAGCGTTTAAATCACTACTTTCAGCTTAGTCAAATATGGGGAGGGGACTTGAAGTCCCCTCCCTACTTAACCAGGAAAAATAATGAATAAAACAAAAAGCGGCAAATTGTCTATTGCCGATATGAAAAAATTGATAAATAAGAAGGCTGGCGTTGATGTTGCCTTCTCGTTATCAGATGACAATCCAACAGAGGTTAATCAATTTATTCCTACTGGCTGTAAGTGGCTTGATGGAATTATTAAACGCGGAGATTGGGGTGGTATTCCTGTTGGAAAGCTAACAGAGATTGCTGGTTTAGAGGCAACTGGTAAGTCTTACATGGCTGCTCAAATCGCTGGCAATGCTCAAAAGATGGGAATTGATGTAGTTTATTTTGATTCCGAGAATGCTATCGACCCAGAGTTCTTAACTAATGCTGGTTGCGATGTAGATAAGCTGCTTTATGTTCAAGCTGCATCGGTAGAGTTTGTGTTAGAAACAATGGAGAGCCTACTTGCGAACAATGATAGCCAGATGCTATTCATTTGGGATTCTATGGCCCTAACTCCATCTGTCTCTGATATTGAGTCTGACTTTAATCCGCTTTCAACAATGGCTGTGAAGCCTCGTATTCTTTCAAAGGGAATGTCGAAGTTGATTCAGCCTATCGCCAACACAAAGTCAACCCTATTGATTCTAAATCAGTTAAAGACAAACATTACCAGAACGCCAGCAGAAGCCCTTACAACGCCTTATTTTACCCCAGGTGGTAAGGCACTGGCTTATTCCTATTCTTTACGAATCTGGCTAACTGCTCGCAAAGGTAAATCATCTTTTATCTATGACGATAAGGGATTCCGTGTTGGTACTGAGGTAAAAGCTAAGATTGAGAAGTCTCGCTTTGGAACTCAAGGTAGAGAGTGTAATTTCAAGATTCTATGGGGCGGCGATGAAGTTCGCATCTTAGACCAAGAAAGCTGGTTTGAAGCGATTAAGGGTTCGGAGCAGTTGACAAATGGTGGGGCTTGGTTTACACTACACTATAAAGATGGAACATCGGATAAGTTTCAATCTAAACAATGGTTAGATAAACTTCAAGATAAAAAATTTCATGACAGAATTGTTGAATTACTTGAAGAGGAAGTGGTAATGAAGTTTGATAAGAGAATTGGTCATGCTTCAGATTTTTATTCAGAAGATAAAGAAGAACATTATGTGGAGGATGTTGATTAATGGCTAAAGTAGGAATTCATGATTTAAAACCAGGTGGTAAGCGAGCCGGAACAAAAAAGAAAACTCGTCAGGGAACGGGAACATTTACTAAATGGTCAAGTCATAAAAATTCAAAGTTGTACAAGAAAAAGTACCGTGGTCAAGGCAAGTAATGGAAAGATCTCTAATAATTGACGGAACAAATATATTTTATAGAGCTTATGTAGTTAATCCTTCTTTGTCTGCAAGTGGAGTACCTGTTGGTGGATTGGTTGGATTCTTAAAAACACTCCAAAAACTTATTAGAGAAATGAAACCAACAAAAGTTTTTGTTTGTTGGGACGGGGCAGGCGGATCTTCAAGAAGAAGATCCGTCGTATCCTCATATAAAGAGGGGCGAAAAGCAATCCGACTTAATAGGACAGATGGGGTTTCGCTTTCTTTGGAAGAGGAAAACCAAAGCAAATTGCGTCAAATAATGCGCTTATTTGAATATCTTGATAACTTACCAGTTGTTCAATTAATGCACGATGGAGTAGAAGCGGATGATATGGTCTCTATTTTATGCCAGGAATTGAGAGGCGAACAGAAAATAATTATTTCAAGTGATAAAGATTTTTATCAGTTGTTAGATGACGAAACAATTATTTATAGACCAATCCAAGCTGTTTTTAAAACAAAAAAGAATATCTTGGATGAGTTTCAAATTCATCCAAATAATTTTGCACTGGCAAGAGCGGTTAGTGGCGATAAGAGTGATAATTTAGATGGCGTTCAAGGAGCAGGGTTAAAAACTTTGGCAAAGCGTTTTCCTTTTTTGGCAGAGGAAAAAGATTATAGTTTAACTGATTTAGTAGATGTTTGTGAGACAACCGAAGGAAAATTAAAAATTCACGAAGGTATTATCAACAATTATGATAAAATCCTAAAAAACTACAAAATTATGCAACTATATGTCCCAAATGTTTCATTTCAAGTGAGAGATATAGTAAAAAATGCAAAGCAAAATTATTCAAGATATTATAATAAAACAGAAATCTTGAAGATGATGATGCAAGATGGTTTCCCAGAAATCAACTGGACAGACCTTTTTGCCAATGCAAATAGAATTGCCAATACAAAGAACTAATTATATTCGGAGGTTTTAAGATGAAAAATTTTAAACAAATGGTGTATAAAAATCTTTTTGAGGCTAAAGGACAAAAGCCAGACTTTTTAGATTTAGATGGCGACGGCGATAAAGAAGAGTCTATGAAGAAAGCTGCTGAAGAAGCAGGTGATTCTGACGAAGAAGAAGAGCCAGAAGAAGACGAAGATTAAATATACCTTGACATCAACACCCACACTTGCTATGATGGCAGTCCCAACAAAAGGTGATCTATGCGTGCAAGCGAGAAAGTGGATTTTTCAAAGTTCGGTAATCTGTTTCAAGAAAATTTAGCCAAACTTATTCTTATGGATAGGGCTTACTCCGACCAAATTGGAGAAGTTTTTGAAACAGATTACTTTGAAACTAAGTATCTGAAAAGATTCACTCAGCTTATTTACAATTATAAAGAAAAATACAAAGTACATCCATCGATGACCTTAATGGCATCGTTAATCAATACAGAAATGCAAAAAGAAGACGACTTGGTTATTAAACAAGTTCGGGATTTTTTAATTCGTATTCATGCAGACCCCTCTGTGCAGGGTGAAGAATATATTAAAGAAACCGCTTTGGATTTTTGCAAGAAGCAAAAATTAAAAGAAGCGATTGTAAAATCAGTTCCACTTTTGGAGAATTCATCTTTTGATGAAATTAGTGATCTGATTAATAATGCTCTTAAACTTGGTCAAACAAACGATTTTGGATATGATTATCTAAAAGACTTTGAGCGTCGATTTGAAGTTAAAGCAAGAAATCCAATCTCCACTGGATGGAAAAAATTTGATGAATTAACACAAGGTGGTTTAGGTTCTGGCGAGCTTGGTGTTGCAATGGCAGGTACAGGCGCTGGCAAAAGCCATATTTTGGTGCATTTGGGAGCGCAAGCTCTTAAAGATAAAAAAACAGTTGTTCATTATACATTGGAATTATCTGATACCGTAGTAGCCCGCCGCTATGATTCTTGTATTACAAAGGTTAAATTAAGAGACTTAAATCTTTTTAAGGATAATATTTTAGAGAAAATCAAAGAGGTGGAAGGTTCTTTAATTGTAAAAGAATATCCAACACGCTCAATTACTACTGCTTCAATCAAGAATCATCTATCAAAGCTTAAACTTCGTGGAATTGAACCAGATGTGATTATTGTTGATTATGCTGATCTAATCAGTCCAAAAAAGAGCTACGGAGAAAAAAGACATGATCTTGAATCTGTATATGAAGAACTGCGAGGAATAGCACAGGAAAACAAGTGTCCTGTTTGGACAGTATCGCAAACAAATAGAAATGGATATAATGCGGAGCTTGTAACAATGGAATCAATTTCCGAAGCTTTTTCTAAATGTTTTGTTGCTGACTTTATATTTACTTTATCTCGTACTACGGAAGACAAGAATAATA